GGTTGCCGTTCCGCCGTGGCGAAATTCAAGGCGTCCACCGTCCGCCCGTCGAGGATGTCCGACCAGTAGAATTTGGCCGAACCGTCTCTGACCATGACGAACCGGCCATTGATGAACGCGACGGCGCGGACACTGGCCGAATCCGGGAAGGTAATCGCCGCCAGATTGGTGCCATTGTAGGAGTAAGCCGTCCCGCCCCTCGTAACGACTAATTCATTGTCCGAACCGGCGATGGAAACGACCCCCGAACCGGTGATGGCACCTAACGAACTCGCCCCACGATAAAGGGTATTGTCCGAGACCGCGAACAGGTCGCCGCTAAAGGTCCCCTTCTTCGATAGGATACCGTTGATCGGTCCAGAACCTCGGGTCGAGGATTGAACCAGGCCCTCCCGCGAAAGCAAGGCCACCCCTTGTTCCGAACTTTTCGCCTGCTCCAGGAACATATTTATCAAGGTGAGCGGCGGCAGGTTGCCGTTCGTTCGTTTGTAGGCTCCGCTGCCGTAGGCGATGCTCGGCACTCACATATACTCCACGGTGAGACGATCACGGGTCGTCCCGATCTTATGCGTGAGGCTCGACAGGAAGCGCTGTGAGCGCGCGAGAAGTGGTTGGCCGGGTTGCGCCCCGAACATGTCTGAGAAGCCTCCTGAGCAGGCTACGGCAGCCGCAAGGCCCATTGCGCCCCTGTTCGAGAGGGGAGCGGTGTCCGTTAAGGCCAAGCCAATGAGGTTGACCCACTGGGTGCGGTCGTAAAGCCTGACCGTCCGGGTTCCGGTCGAGGTCAGCTTTTCATAGACCGACAAATCCCGTGGTTGGCGCTCGGTCCCGTCTGCCGACACATCGGCCGAGATTGTGGTTGGTTCGGTCAGGGTGATGCCGGTGTCGAGGAGATACCTCTTCCCCTCCTCGGCCGTGTCGTCGAAATCGAGGAAGATGTCTTCGAGCCGCCCGAACATGCCCGAAGCCAATAGCTCGTCATAGAAGGACTGGAGGGCAACCAACCCATCTGCCCCTTCCTCAGAACTCGGCGTCTCTCCCGACGAAAGAAGGCCAAGCGAGCGCATGGCATAGGTTACGATGTCGAGGCAGGTTGCCATTCAGCCTCTCCCGCAAAAGGTAAAAGGGGCGAGGTTTCCCCCGCCCCCAGTCACTTAGGACGCTACGCCTTCGATGACGTACAGCACCGACAGGTAGATATTGCCTGCCGCGCCCGTTGCCGGGTTGGCTTGCAAGACGCCGACCACACGGGTTTTGGCCGTGTTGAGGAACCCTGCACCAGCCACCGCAGTCGCCGTTGACAGGGTGCCCGCCTGGGCTACCGTCGAGGCCGAGAAGTACCGCGTGGCCGAACCGGCATCACCCACATTGATGGTGATGGTCGGGGTGCCGTTGGTGTCGAGATCGTCCGCCTCGATTGCAACGAGGACAACACGCGCCCCCGCCGGCAGGTCACAGAAGTTGATCGTGTCGGTCGTTGCGATCGTCGAGGGAACCGCCACGGTGGCATAAGCGCACTTGAGGGTGCCGCCCATGCCGTGGTGCGACAGCGGGATGTTCCCCGCCACCTGAGAGGAAGAATAAGTCGCCATTGTCTGTCTCCAAAGGAGAACGGGAGCCCGGAGACCCCCGCTCGCCCGTTATTTCTTGGATTTGCCCTTCCGCTTCGCCTTGGGCTTTTCAGCCTTCGGTTTGACAGGAAGTGCGCCGAATTTCCCCGGCTCAAGGGGAACGAAGCCAGCCATTAGGAGTCAGCCGCTGCTGCGAAGAACCCACTGACCATGCCCTGCTGGAGGCCATTGTAAGCGAGCTTCTTGACGCCAAGCAGCTCCTCGATCGCGACACCGGGACGGAACTGGTAATCCTTGTTCACGTCCGTCCTCGGAGTGGGTTCCTGACCCCAGGCGATACCCACCGACTGCGCGCCGCAGAGGAACACCGGGCGGACATCCGCCGATGCCGCGCCGGCAGCGTTCAGGGTGTAGGCATTGCCGCCGTTGGCCGCGATCGCATCGATTTCCGGCACCTCGCGGTGGATGATGCCGTCATAGATGAGGTCGCCGTCCTGGAAGATCGGGTTCTCTTCGACATCCCGGGGACGAGCATCACGGTTGGCTGCCAGGAGGGTCGTATCCGCCTTGAAATCGCGGAACGTGCGCGATCCGTGGAAGGCCACGAAGAACTCCTGTCCCACCTTCGACCGGAATGGCCGGATATGTGGGTCAGCCAGCTTGGCAATGCGCTTCATCAGGCTCGCCTTGCCGACATCGAACTTGTCGGCCGCCGTGTCGATGTTGCCCATCGCCGTGGCCCACGTTGCCGAGTAGTTCGACAAGGTAGCGCCGAAGAGCAGGCGATCGGAGTTGGCTGCCGCATAGGCATTGCGGTTGGCCGCCGAGCTTGCCGCCAGGGTGACGGTGGTATCGGCAGCGGTCACGACCGACAGCAGCGCGGTGATGATATCGTCCCTGACCTTTTCAGCCTCCCAGGTGCGGAGCATGTCGCGCGCCGCATTGAGAAGGTCGATCTCGGTCTTGAAGCTGGTTGATTTCGGCACCCGGACGCCGTTGCGGCGCCAATCCACCGAGATCGCGCAGTTGAAGTTGCCGAGCTCTTCCTCGTTGCCGTCCAGAACGCCGGAACCGGTGACTCCGGTAGCCGACTTGAGACGGGTGATGAGCGGGATGTTGATCGTCTTGCCGGCCTCTTCCTGAAGCTCGTACTTGGCAATGATGATCGAGTTGTTGGAACGGCCCATGTAGCCGGAGAAACCCGACTGCCGGACATATTCCGCGAAATAGTCGCTGATCCACTTCTGCTTTTCAGAAGCGGTTGCGAGAGTGACTTCAGCCATTTCTTATCTCACTTTATGGTGTCGTCGAACGCCACTCCCGGCCCGACCGCGATATGCTGCGTCCCTCCTGCTGAAGGGGCATTTGCGATCGATTTGGGAGGCCGCTCTTGTGGGGGTGGAGGAACGGCGGGCGCCGCTCCCTGCTGAGCCGACTGGGCTTGTTCCCAAGCGAGGAAGGCTTTGATTCTTTCCGGGTCGCCTCCGAGTTGGGAGACTGACTGGTTCATTTGGTATTGCTGGACGGCAAAACCGTAGGGATGCGGCTTACTCAGAACCTCTTGGGCAAAGCCGGGACGGGTCTGGAATTGTTCGGTAGCCCATGACTTGGCAGCATCGACCAATTCCTCGCCGTATTTTTCCCTCGCCATCACTTCCGAGATGTTGAGGGTCGCATTGACGATTCTTTGGTCGTTCCAAGCCTGAAAGCCTTCCGGGTCCGCGAAGACATCGGGAGCCGGGCCGATAACCGGAGGCGGAGCCGCCTGAGGCTTGGGAATTTGTGCCTCAAGAGCTTTCCACTTGTCACGCTCAGCCAGCAGCGCGGCCAAAGGCACATAGCCCTCGGGAGCGGCATTCGCTGGTTGCTCGGCAGGAGGTGAAGGCTCAGTGGCTACAGGAGCCTTGGCTTCCGGAGTTGGCGCTGGCGCCTCTTCCTTGGCCTTGAACCGGCCATGCTCATCGCGAGCACGGCTTTCCTTCTGCTCTGCGGTTTCCTCGGCAACGACTTCCGCAGGCGCGGTTGCCTGTGCTTCGGGCGCAACTTCTCCGTCAGGCGCTTCCGCGCCCAGAAAATCCAGCTTGTCCATGTGTTTCCCTTTCCGCTCTTGTCGTCAGCGGATTCACGATGCGCCCGAGTCCCGGCGGCGGATTGCTAGAAACAGTCTAGCCTGATGCGCCCGTCAAACCCGGCGGCGGTTGTTGCTGGCCTAATTTAACCCCGGCCTGAACGGCTTCGAGGTGCGGCCTGATGATCTCGTTCTGTGTTTCGTACCCAAGCTTTTCCGTTTCAGCCTGGGTCTTGGCGGTTTGTGCCTCTTTCAACTGGGCCTCGGCGGCCTTGCCGTGCAGTTCCGCATTGGCCATCGCCATCTGCATCTGCTGGCCCATGTTGCCGCCCTGCTGGGCTTCTTCCTGACGCTGCTTGCGCTTCTCGATCAGCTTGCGCTTATCCGGAAGGTCAGACAGTTCGAGCATGTCGTCGAATGGAACCTCTTGAGGCCCGTACATCTTCGCCAGTTCGGAAAGCGTCTGGAACTGCTCCTGCCTCAAAGTGGCGGTATCCGGCGTGACATCCAGTTCAATGTCCACGTCGAGCTCGGCCAGGGCATTTTCATATCCGAGAACAACTTGCTGGATCTCAGGCATTCCAGTCTCGGGATTACGCGCGATCTGCGTTCCCATTTGAGGTTGGTTGATGCCAATAAATTGAGGTGCGCCCTCATCATCCGTTACGCGAATATAGTCAGGGGCTTTCCAGAACTGGCGACAGCGGTTCCACATCGCGCGGTACATCCGCATTTCCCACGCATGGAGGCCCTTGTAGACGATTGAATCCTCGGTCAGTCCGGCCTGCTGATCGACCTGCTTTGACCGGCCTGAAGCACTTGATGCGCCCCGTGCCAGAATAGCGGGGTTCGGCCCCTGCCGGTCAAGTTCGGACTCGGCCATCTGCAACAGGTTGATCTGGCCGGTGAAGATGTCTCCCCGAGAGACAGGCTGCCACCCGGGGGGAATGATCCCGTCCGGCCGCGCGGCTTCCTTCCTCACCTCGTCCGCATCGGTTGACAGAGCCAATTGCCCCATTTCATTGGGCATGGCCTGCATCTGTCTGTTGGAAGTCTCGTGGAGGAGCTTGGACCTCCGCTTGTTGAACTCGTCCTGCGGGCTTCTCAGGTCCCGCCCGATGCCCATTCTATTGTTCTCGCGATCGACGTAACAGGACTGGGCAATGATCGCGCAGTCGGGCTTCTGCTTCTCGTCGAGGTAGGAGCTAGGCCCTGCTTCCAAGATTCCCCCAGCATGGAACAGGCAGCGCTGCCATCCACCTTCGTTGTGGTAGATTTCCACCACCATGAGACGCCGTCGTCTCCGGTCGATCCAGTTGGAGAGGTTGTCCTTCGGGCGGTCTTCAAATGTATCCGAGACAGGAATGGCAGACCCAGAGGTCAAGGCATTCTCGATCTCGGTGGCTTTGTCGGGATACATTGCCGCCAAGGTGTCGGCGTACATCCACTTTGCTATTCCCTGGTAGCGAGCGTCGGAGAAGTCCTTCTTGCGCGACCTCGGATCGTAGAAATGCTCTTCCGAATTGATCTGCGTGAGCTTGGGCCGGTTGTCGTCATCTACCTCAACCAGAGCAGCACAAGTCCCCGGCACCAGATAATCGTAAGCGCACTCCAGCCTCAAATCGTGGAAGTGGTTGAGGTCGGCGACATAGCGCAGCGTCTTTGAAACAACGTCCGCCGAGTCCTCGTCAACTCCGGGATTGCGCCCGTAAGCCCGTGGATCGGTCTCCCCGCTCTCGAGAACCCCCAAAGTCCCGTTGATGCTCTTCCGGTAGCGGTTGAACACCGTATCGGGCTGCATCCGCTTCTTGAGGATGCGGCGCTCTTCCGCAGTCAGTTGGTACCCATGGTAATAGTCGTCGTCGATCTGCTGCTCTTTGCGATTGTCGGCCAACAAGTCACGGGCTTCCGCGAACAGCTTCTTGTAATCCTCCAGTGAGGGGGTCACAGCACTTTCCAACTGTCACCACCTCTCTCTCGGCCCCACAAATCTGGGGGATTTCGATCCGGCTGCTTCATCTGGACAATCGCGGGGTGTGCTTGGTCGATCGCCCGCCCAATCAAAGACGCTGTGTCTACTTCATCGTCATGCTTGCCCGCTGGGAACGACAGGAACTCACCCACGTCCGCTCCATGCTCGAACCACACTCGCCCACTTGCAGCCATGGCTTGGAAGCTTCTGGCCCGCGTCGGCTTGTCGTGAACACTGGGTAGCCATACGAGACGACAGAACACCTTGCGCTCGCGCATCCTGCGAGCAAGCGCCGGTTCGACTGCCTTCTGGATCACTCCACCCTCACCGAACCAGGCCAAAGGCTTGTACTTGGCGATCAGGTTCAGCTTCTCTTCGATCCAGATGTCGGAGGTCGTCTGGCCTCGCCAGCCGTCGATGCGATAAATCTCTCCGGTTGGATCAATCCCCCACACCCGATGAACCGTGTAATCCCCGCCGCCCTCAGTGACCGCGTAATCGCTCGTTCCATAGTAACGAAGGGCGGGCTTCGTCTCCCACGTCTTGAACCAGTCCCGTTGAAAGAACGTGCCTTCGTCGGGTTGAGGGTTCTGCTGGAACAGGCTCGACCAGAACCTCGGAATGGTGTTGGCCTTGATCCTCTCCAATGCCTCAATCGGATAGGCCTCAGGCCACAATGCCTCGCCATCCTCAGTGATGGCCGGCAGGGCGACCACTTCCCACTTATCGCCACCGAAGTTCTGCCGGTCCAGCAGGTACCCGCTCAAATCCTCTTCGTGCATCCGATGGTTGATGACGACGATCGTTCCGTTGGGCTGGAGCCGGTTATAGACCGAGCCCTGATACCATTCGATCACCCGTTTACGCTGGATCTCGCTCTGGGCGTCTTCCATTGAGGCGAAGGGGTCATCGATAATGAAGTCGTCAGCGCCTTTTCCAAGGATCTGAGAGCCAACGCCCACAGCAGCAAAAATCCCCCCGTGGTTAGTATGCCAGCGCCCAGCAGCAGTTGAGTCGGGCGCGAGGTGAACATTCGGGAAGACACGCGCGAACTCCTCGGTCTTGACGATGTTGCGAACTTCCCGGCCAACATCTGTAGCGAACGACTCCGTAGCGCTCGCAGCAATGATTTGCCGGTGCGGATTTCTGCCCAGGTTCCACGGCGGATAACGTCTCGATGCCAGTTCGGTCTTGCCATGCCTCGGTGGCAGCAGCAGCATCAACCGATCGATCTCTCGCCGCTCTACCCGCTCAAGCTGCTCAGCAACCAGTCTGTGATGCGCGGCCGTCCGATAGCGTGAATAGGTTTGCTCAGTGAAGTCGATCAGGCTGCGCCGGGCTTTCTCCTGTCGTATCTCCCGAAGCGTTGGCAGTCTTGCCGATAAGTCGCTCAAGCGTGTCAAGCTCGGCGGGGCTGTAAGCACTGAGGTCATGCGTGGTTGTTACCTCGCCGCTATGATCCATTTCGACGGCACTCAGGTCTGGCAATGTCTTGCGGATCAGCACTTCGATTGCCTTGATCTGCGTTGCTGTCAGTTCCAACTCGCCAAGTGCATGATCTGAAAGGCGATTTACGAGCTGACTGGTTTTGATCTTAGCCCGCACATCTTCCTGGTGTAGTTTCCTCAATCGCTCGGCCATCTCAGCTTACATTCCCATGCGGCATTTTGACTCTCCGCCATTCTTTCCAGCTTCCGCCTTGTCGTCTTAGTCTTGCGTCAAGAGCGGCTAATCCAATTGCCGGCTGATTAACATTTGCTGCCAGAAATCCTATCGTAGCGCCGATGGATTGCCCCGTGAGCGCTGCGGTTACGTCCCCAACGGCAACAACAGATCCCTGAGCAACTGTCAGCGACTGCCCTGCCAGCGCCGCGACGACATCGCTGCCGGCAGTAACAGTGCCCTGCCCGACAACCGCCGTTTGCCCAGTGAGCGGGACGCTGGTTGAGGCAAGTAGTGTTCCACGCGAAACTGTCGCTGCCTGGCCGGTTAGAGCCAAGCTAAGCGAAGCAACGAGTGACCCTTGACCAACGACAATCGATTGACCAGCGAGAGTTGCGGACAAGGCTGGCGAAACAGTCCCACGGGCAACGGAAATACTTTGCCCAGTGAGCGGGATCGATACGCCCTCGGTTAGCGATCCTTGGGCGGCGGTGACATTCTGCCCAACGATGGGCACGGCATACTGGACTTGCCCCCGGGCGGCTGAGAGCGATTGACCAGAAAGAGCTAAATCAACTGCGGGTGCCAGCGTCCCGCGAGCAACAGTTACAGATTGGCCGGTGAGAGCTAGAGTAACATCCCCATTCGAGACCGCAGCCTCGGGAATCGGCTGATAGGACCAGCTCACCTTACGCCTTCCGGATAGACCAGGTTATCGTCCGATCCGTCCCGGCCAGTTTCTTGAGCGTCATGTCCCAGCCGTTCAGCAACATCAGCGCAGGCGTCATAAAGTTGGGTTGCGCCTGCGCGCCCGTCCAGATCGTCTCATAAACGATCCGTTGGGTGTCGGCTGAACGAGCCTTCTCGTAAATCCGGAACTGGTATTGATCGCCAGCAACTAGGGCATTCAAATCAACGCACGCCTGAAAGCAACCCACGCCGGTATCTGCGTCTGGGCCAGCGGTGTCTGTAGTCATGCTCCATTCAGTGGTCGAAACCGCCTCGGTGCCAGTAACATATTCGGTGACCGCCATCTCAGCCCCCGATCCCTATGGCAACCGCGTTCCAGCCCGAGTCTGGAGCCGCGCTGCATCGCCCTCTAACGTAGATCGTGGATCCCCCAGGAACGGGCTTGAAGCAATTGGGCAAAGCAAGATTGCACTTGAAGCTGTCCGCAGATGCCTCGGTCGTGCCCGTGTAGATGAACAGCCGTGTAATCTGGAACTTGTTGGTGGCATCTCCGTAGGCCAGATCGACATAGCAGGGATTGCCGCTTGAAGTCGCGTTGCTGAGCTGGACGCCGAGCTGCCACCACCACAAAGCGTTTGTCGTGGTTCCTAGGCTGGCCCAAGTTCCGTCTGCGGCATTCCCGGGGGTGAAGCTGACGCCCTGGCTGTTGGTAATCGTCCCGATGGTTTCGGCATATTGCCCAACCGGTACATTCTCCGGGCTGGCCGGTTGGCCCCAGAACTTGGCCGACACCCTGACCGTGCCTGCGGTCGCGTTATTACCCTGAATGCGAACGGCTACCGACGAGCCGGACTTAATGAAAAATGGGAAAAGAAACGACACCGGCCCGTTGACACCACTGCCTGCGGACGCTGATGCACCGCAAACGA